GCTGGCGCAGGTGCGGGTTCAGGCGCTGGTGCTGGCTCGGGCGCTGGTGCTGGCTCGGGTGCGGGCGCAGGTGCGGGTGCTGGCGCAGGTTCAGGCGCTGGTGCTGGCTCGGGTGCTGGCGCAGGCTCGGGCGCTGGTGCGGGTTCAGGCGCAGGTGCTGGCTTGGGTGCTGGCTTGGGTGCTGGTGCTGGCGCAGGCTCGGGCGCAAACGTCGGCCTAGGTGCTGGTGCAGGTGCGGGTTCAGGCGCTGGCGCAGGCTCGGGCGCTGGTGCGGGTTCAGGCGCTGGTGCGGGTTCAGGCGCTGGTGCGGGTTCAGGCGCTGGTGGAGGCTTGGGTGCTGGCTTGGGTGCTGGCTCGGGTGCTGGTGGAGGCTCGTAAACCGGTTCATTCGCCGGATCTTCCGGCCGATATGGGTCGTTAGCCGGATATTGATCAGGGGAAACTACAGGCACCGTGGGTACAACTACTGGCGCAGGTGCTGGCTCGGGTGCTGGTGCGGGTTTTGGAAGTGCAGCACCACCAGAGGGTGCGGGATACCGTGCAAGTAACCGTGCAAGCTCATCACCGGTATCTGGGGTTTCACCACCTAGGAATCCCGCAACAGGGGCAGCGACAATCCCGGCAGACACAAGCGATGCAAGTAAGCGCTGCGCCAGGGGGTTGCTGGACTGCACCAATGTTTGCACAAACTGTGGATTGTTAGCTGCAAACCGCGCTGCTGCCGGAGCAAGATACTCCACCGCACCGGGAATTACACGCGCAAAAGCCACCGCCGCAGCAGGAAGACCCGCTACATCTATAGACTGCGAAGACAAACCTTGCGCCAAGAAACGCTCAAGAGCCTCATCTGACTCCGGTGCAAGGGCTAAGTCGATGTTAGGATTGCTAAAGTCCGGTGCCCCCGCAGCGACTTGGTTTACTCGGGCAAACGCTTGGTTTATTTCATTTAAACCCGGAGCCGCATCTGCTTGCACCTTGTCCGACGCTTTCTGCGCAGCGTCTATGGCACTTGAGGCCTGACCAGAAAACTGCCCAAACGCATTGGCAATAGCACTGGCATTACCTGACTGGATAGCCTCAGCAAGACTGACCGCGCTACCCGCTAATTTGGTTTCGGCGCTGTTGCTAAGCTGCCCTGCAAGGGAGAGCGCTAGGCCGTAGTTACCTTTCTTATACGCATCGACGATGGAGCCAGCCGTGACAGCATCGTTCAAGGTATACCCGGTGTCGCCTAGGGTAATCCCTGCAAACTGCTTACCTATATCCGTGTTGGCCAGCGCCGATACGACACCAAGGTAGTTACCCGTTTTGATTGCATTGGCAAAGTTCAGCGCGGTGCTGATGTTAGACATGCCGGGAACGCCAAACCCCGAGCCTGCACCGACAAGAGAGCTGATGCCGCCAAAGATGTCACCCTGTGCAAGTGCACGTCCACCCTGAATGGCTTGAACAAACGGTGCGATTCCTGGGAACGCGAACGACATTATGGAGGCTACGTTACCCAGGAAGTCCCCAAAAGATGCCTTTGTGACATCGAGCAGGGGATTAAATGTGTAATTGACCAACTCCCCTTTTGGATTAAGCGTAAGTAAATACCCTGTGGGGGTCTGAACTTTTTTCCATCCGGTCAAATCGGCAGTGTTTGCATCTTCAATTCCAAGGCTCTTGTACATGTCCTTGGCTTTATTGGTAGCCCACTGATACCGCAAAAACTCGGGGTAGTACGGAGCCGAAAACGGGTTATCACTGCTCTTCATGTACTCAACGATAGAACGCTGATACATGTTGTTCAGATCAGAGTACGTATTCCCTTTGTCGTCTGTCTTTGACGTATCCGCAATGCCAAACGTATACCCGTACCTATATAAATCAGGCACCGGGGGCATTGTCGGCGCGGGCGCGGACGTGGGCGTAGGCGTAGGCGCTGGGGTAAACGTAGGCGCTGGGGTAAACGTGGGTGCAGGAGTGGGCGCTTCCGTTGGAGTTGGCGTAGGCGCAAACGTGGGTGCCGGGGACGTAATTGGTTCTGGAGTCGGTGATACCACGTCCTCTCCAGTAAGAGATAACGTGGGGTCAAAAGTTGGCCTTGGCGTGGGCGCAGGGGTATACGTCGGAGCCGGAGTGGAGGCAAATGTGGGCGCAGGGGTATACGTCGGAGCCGGAGTCGGCGCAAACGTAGGCATGGGGGTGAAGGTCGGCGCGGGGGTGGGCGCAACGGTCGGTGCGTATGTAGGCGCAGGGGTGTATGTGGGGCTAGGAGAATTGATAATGTCCAGCAACGATGCGTCGTCTGTTAACTCCTGATCCAGGGAAAGCGGGTCACGACCTGCCATGATTTACGCCGTCAAATCCCAGAAGGACAGTGAACCCACCGCATCTCCAGTGGTTGCACCGGACACGGTTCTGATTTGGATGGTGATGATGTCTGACACACCAGCCAAAGACATCCCAGGCTGAAAGGCCCAGTTGTATCCTGCGGGGTCGAGCAAAGGTGTGATTCCACCGCTACCTGAAGAACTGACGTAATCAGTCTGGATGATTGAGCCACCAGTCACTGCCGTGGCAGTTACGTCGTATTCCACATTGGAATCTGTTGGCACTGCCGTCCATGACGCGCCTGTCAGCGTGGGGTTTTTAACCATCGCCACTTCGTAGTTCTGGCTGGTCGTCGGAAGAACCTGAATTCGCCCAGGAATAACCACCGCACCGCCTCTGCCAGACGCCAAACGAATGGACACAAGTGGTTTAAATGTCGTGCCAATGGTTGCAAGTGCTGTCGTGCGCCGAGCGATGTGGCCCACGGAATACTGTTCGTAACCGCCTTCAGACACCACGGATGAACAGATCTGTTTGAGCGTGGCAGCAATTGCTGAAGTAGATGTAATCTCGTAGCGCACCGGCAAGGTGGCCGTCGTCATGTAGGTGGCGGTGATTTCGTTGGCGTTGTTGAATGTATGGCAAACAATGTATTGGCCGTTAATCACAAATCCACACCGGATTGAGCCAACACCCAGCCATTCAAAGTCCATCCACAGAATCTGCGCTTTGGACGTATCCAGCGTTATCCCAGAGTCTCCCGTTCCGTCCAACTTGTCGCCGTTCCAATCGGCTTGATTCACCGTCCGGGCATCAGAGACAGACCCAGTTACATACGAACGCAGGACAAACGAATTGACGCTATCTACTTTTTGAAAGAACACACCGTTCTGAGTGTTGAAGTATCCAACCCGCTGCGTCAGTCCGGTGCTTGTATTGCTGTCCATCACAAACGTACCGAGGAACAGCAGACCCTTACCCGGCTGGTACGGGAATGACCGAAAGGTTTGACGAATAACAGACCCCGCGCCACCAGAGGTGACGGTCATGTCCAGAGCAGATTGGTCAGTTTGGTAAGTCGTCGTCCCCGTGCCCGTCGTGGCAGTATCAAACTGTGTATCCGCAGCGTAGCGGTTCTGGGAATCAAAAAGCGTGTAGGGCTGGCTAACCCGCAGACGGCCAAAGGCATCGGTGTTGGTGCCGTTAATTGAGACCGGTACGGTATCGCCAGATGTTGCCACTATGCGTCCAAGAAGTTGGTCGAGCTGGTTGAAATAAAGACGTAGAACATTGTTGAACTGTTGAAAGTATCTAACGTCATATTGTTCCGTCGGCTGAGGAAGTGCTGGGGCAACAAACCTTTTAACGATGGTAACGAGGCTGGTGGTAATAGACATCTATCTACGTCCATCAGGCCGAATGTCGATGCGGGGTGCGCCAAGTTGCCACGTCGTATCCAACTGGTTGGAGTAAATTTTGAACGCCATTTGACGACCCCGCACCCGAGTGTAAATCTGTCCGGTGAATTGCTCAATAGGCACAATGGCTGTTCTTGCAACCGAGGCGTAATTTTGTCCCCCCTCAGAAGCTGGGGAGTTATACCCGGAACCCGAGTTGGTCAACCCGTACAGGTACATAGTTACCGCAGGGGTGGAGGCTGTCGAGCCGTTAAATGTCAGGTCGGGGATCATCCGCCAGACAAACCCGAAGTTGTGGCCGTCTCCAATGTCAAATTCTGAGGACAGGATGTAGGCTTCAATGGGGCTGCTGGTGCCCCAAGTGTTGTCATTTAAACCAGATTCGTGGTTGAGCAGGTTACCCGCAGAGGCTGACTCGTTGTAGTACGCAGCCACCGGGTACTGACGCAAACCAGAATCAATCCAGGCCGTGCGGCTCATGGTGCCGTAATACCAAGCATCTTCCACGTAGTTGTAAACCACGTACTTGTCAATGGTGGTTGAATTTGCCGAGCAATAGAAGAACCAAACTTCGTTAAAACCTTCATTGGTAGAGGCAAAGATCTGGTCTGCCTGGGCGACGTTGAGGTCATTAAAGATATACCGGCGCAGGTCACACCGAAGGGTCTGGGTACGACCGTCGTATTTGTAGAACTTGTCAACACCCATCCAGTACGACACACCGCCCGCCACTGCCACTGCATTTGGCCCAGCAATAGAGATGTTATCCGCCAGAAGTTGAGAACCCCAAACCACCGGAGGCCCAAGGTACTGGAGAGAGTACAGCGATGAATCCGTCCACACCAGGATTTCCTGGCGAGTCTGTTGAATGGTGACGATTCTTGATCCGTGGGACAAACGTACATCTCCTGCCTGATTAGTGGCCGAAGGCGTCCAGTTGGCGGCGTTCTCTTGGTCAGACCAACGAATTAACATTGGGTCGAGTTCCGTTTCTCCTAATGCGTTTACGCCAAAACACATCACAAACCGGCTTGTATCAGAGACCAAGATACTGTTCTGTATCGTCGGGGCATCTGAAGCACCGCCCAAAGAAGATAAGGGAATACCCCTACTTGTGATGCTGTGCGAGCCTGAGCCGGCACTTGATGTGTTAATTGCTGTGCCCCCGTAGGTTGCGGCCAAGTTAAACGTCGTACCCGTGGAGTTGACCACGTAGTAGACCGTACCAACGGTTAGGCCCCCAGGCAAATCCCCAGTGGTTTGAAGCTGGATAGCTGTGCCATCAGTCAAAGAAACAGAGGAAGTTACAACAGCGGGGCTGGCGTAGGTGATGCTTGTTAGCGCTGCTGGCTCAAACCCAATGGCTAAACTCCAATAGTAAATGTTGCCACCTCGGGGGCCGTAGATCAGATCTTGTCCAAAATTGTTTTGGCTCCAAAGACGTATGGCTTCGTTGGTCGGTGCGCCAGTACCCCAAGTCCCAAGCCCCCAGCCACCAGCACCCCAACCTATTGAGGGCACTGCAATTGCATTACCAACGTTAACTTGATACGCAGCATGAACCGAAGTCCCGCCACCGCCAACAACCGCAGTGGCAGCAGAAGCCAACGTAACGGTGTATGTCGTAGCAGTTGGGACAGAAGTAATCTCATACTCGTTGTTAACACTAACCCCACCAACAGCGGTAGCGTTGCTGAAGGTAACAAAGTCACCCACTTGGAATCCACCAGCGGCATCCGTTACCGTCATGGTGGTTGTGCCGTCAGTGGTAAACGGGCCATTCAGTGTGGTGGTCGTCCGCAGTGGAGTGTTGTCAAAGTAAGCCCCACCGTTTTCTATATAGAACTTTAAGTTGGTGCCCACACCCATCAGGTTATAGCCAGACAGGGTGACCCAATTCCACAGCGAACGGCAAACACCAAGATATGTGCTGGTAGAGGCAGGTTGCCAACCACCAATTACTTCAGGCGTGCCTTGCCGAAAGCGGATCTTCTCTGACTCGTAGAAGCCACCTTCGGTTGTGTAGCGGGTGTTCTCTCTGTTTACACCCGGCTTGAACTGAATCTTTTGTAACGGCACGTCAGGCTCCTAAAAAGAGCGCCCGCTCATCATTGCGGCGATTTTGCAGACCTTTGAGAATTTTCCCACCTGCCACTTTTCTGTTATACTGCACACAACTGGAGGCAGCAAATGAAGCAAATTTATCAACGAGTTGATGTTCCTTGCCAACACTGTGGAAAGCAATTTCAGACATCTTCAAACCGTCTTGCTGAAGGCCGTGGAAAATTTTGCTCAAAGACTTGCAGTACCTCTGCCCAACATACAAAACATGGGCACGCTGTGCGATCAAACATGAGCAGAACTTATGCAACATGGATATCCATGAAGCAACGATGCGAAAACCCAACTCACCCAGCGTACCCAAAATATGGTGGCAGAGGTCTGGCAGTATCAAAGGACTGGCAATCATTTGATGCATTCTTGGCAGACATGGGCGAAAGACCAAAGGGAACCACAATTGACCGCATTGACGGCACTCGCGGTTATTGCAAAGACAATTGTAGGTGGGCAACACGTTCTGAGCAACAGGCAAACATAGCCAGCAACATCCGCCTTGTTTACCAGGGGCGCAATTATATTTTGGCGGATTTGGCGAGGCATCTTGGTCTCAATTGGATGACGTTGAAGTATCGAGTTGCTGCTGGGTGGCCAGAATCAAAATGGGCGAAGCCTACGACAAGAACATAGCGCGTTCATCTTTGCGTCTATTTTCTAAGCCACGAAGAACTTTGCCCCCCGCTAAACAATACTTTAGGAACTCCTCCGCAGCGCCTTCCATATCCCCGCGAAGCACCTTTTGACGGAGGGTTGAGCGCTGTAATGTTCCCAGACCAACGTTGAAAGCAAAAGACACAAGAGCATCAAACTGCCCTTGGCTAAGAGGAACTGGGCAATATCGCTCCACTCCACGTTCAAACCGATCAAGATCGCTTCGGAGAATCCCATCAATTTCCTCGTTGGTGTAAACCCTCATATCCTCTGGACGGGGTTGGAATGCGTCTCTTTGGTCTAGGGGCAGTTTCGCTTGCTCTGGATAGGCCACGTGGCCCACGCCAATCGTCCACAACTTAGCTGGGCAACGGTACAGTTTGTTCCGAACGCCCTCATGATGCTTAATCATGGTGATGGCCTTGCCAGAGACGTTCATTTTTTGCTAAACGCCTGTGAACCAAACCAGAAGCTAACGATACTGCCCCAGATTAACTGGGTGTCGTTATCCCAGATCTTGTCCAAGGCTACGTCAAACGCCACGCCAGTGTGGACTGCGTAGTAGAAGCCAAAGACGTCCACGAAGACCAGCAGCATGAACATCCCGTAAGTGATGATCGGCCTGACCAATGCACGGGAATTCTTGACCCACTGGCTCGTCCCTTCGTTCAGGCTCATGTCGTGAGCATAGAGAGCTTGGCGCTCCTGGAGGGCGAACTGCTGGGAAGCTGAATCTGCCTGGATTTGAAGCTGTTCGGTCTTGATCTCCTCCACCCGCGCCTGGGCTTCAAAGCCAGCCTTGCGCATCTCCAACTCGCGCTCAGTCTGCATCCGGGCCAACTCAAGCTCATGCTTCTTGTCCGCACGGTCTTGGAAGAACTCCAACAACTTTGGCAAGCCGCCCATCAGGAATGAGAGAAGGTTGGTAATTAGAGTCAGCATCACATCACCATTGCATAAGTCATAAAGGACAGGCCGACAGCGCCGACCACCACGCTACCGTAAAGAAGCGGCATCATCACGGCAAGGATAGCCGCCGACGAGAGAACAATACTGAGTTGCAACGCCATGCCAGCGTAGGAAAACCAGGGCGATTTGTTCTTTGCCGAATCACGATCAGCCTCCGCAGCTTTCGCCTTCTTGCTGATCTCTTCCATGTCTGCACGTTGCGCAGCCGCACGATCTTCTTTCCCGGCAGTTTCATAAATCACTGCCCTGACATTCTTGGCCTGATACCAAGCCCACAGGTTATTGGCCTCAATGGTCTTGCTCAAAACTTTGCCGGAGTTGGAGCCACCAATCATCCCATTGATGGCCAAGAGGAGCGCAAAGATGGAGATGGTGATAGCTGCCCACTGTTTAACGTAGGCTTCACGCTCAGAACGACTCGCGGTGGGATGTGGTGCTTTAAACATAAGTGATGGCCTGATAAACAAACATTCCAATCACGCCAAGAACAACGAGAGCGATGAAGACTGCCGTTATAACGTCCACAAGCTCCGCCATCTCCTTCTTGCGCTTTGCAGCGCGTGCCTTTTCTGCGCGGGCTTCTTCAATCTCTGCGCGGTGGGCCTCCGCGACACGGGCTTCAATCTTGGCCCAAACGTCGGAATTTCCTGAATAAATAAACAAATTCTTCAGTTCAGCCTCAAACTGCTCCTGCTGCATCAGCTCCATCTCAATCTGGACTGCCTGAGCCATGCTGGAGCCGCCGGACTTCTTGGCTTGCGCTATCGCCTTTGTGGTTTCATGCTTTGCTTCAAAGAATTTTCCGACAAGCGGCCCCAAGCTGCGAACGTCATCAACTGTTGACTTCGCCTTTTTGATCAGTGCGACAGCCGACTGGACTGCCGCGAACGCGCTTATTGGGTCGATCACGATAATCTTGGCGTTTGTTACATAAAGAAGATGAGGAAGCTGTTTCCAAAGTTCCAACCAAGATTGTTGCCTTGGTCTTGGTTGTTGGATCCAAGAAATGCATTGAACACAGCACCGCCGGTGGCGTTTGAATCTTTAATAGCGAGATATGTTGCGTTAACTGTACCGCTGGAATCTGACAATGTAGCCTGCGTTCCAGCCGTTGTGGACTGAAGATATTTCAGCGTAGTACCAGATGTGGCAAAAACTCCAACCGTAGACGTAGCGCCAGATTTAAGCTTTAGTGTCCCACCAGCAAAAGTGACCGTGCCTACCACCGTAATCGCGGCGCTCAAACTAAATGTCGTTGCTGACGTAGATGCTGAACCAAACGTAATGCTATTTGGAAACGATTTGTTGTTTAGGTTGATTGTCTGAGTGCCAGACGTGGCCAGGAAACTTAAGTTGCCCGCACCGCTAAATGCAGTTGTACCACCAATATCATAATTTCCATAACAGTTAATACTGTTTGTCTGGGTAATTGTTCCTGTGAATCCGGTAAGATCAACGTTTTTATACGCTCCGGATGTTGTTGTAAATGAAAGTGAACCTGTACCGCCAGTAACACGAAGACTAATAGAATTTGCTTCCCCGAGTGCAGGAACACGAACTGTACGTGCGCCTGATCCGGTGTTTGTAAGTTCTACAGAAGTAGTGCCTGAAATTGTAAGCCCAGTAGTTGATGTTGTTAAATCAAACACAGTTCCAGTAGAACCGAGAGATATTTTTCCGGTTCCAAATGACAAAGTTCTACTTGGCTGGGCAAACCCCCCGTCTGTCATAAATGTGTTGTCAGCAACACAGGTTCCTGCGGTAAACGTATACGTGCCAAGGGATAATGTACCACCGTATAAATAAATCGTATATAAACCTATAGATACATTAGATCCAAGTGCCAATGTTCCAGCATTTGAACAAACTGTAAGCTTTTGAGATGCTAATGATGCTCCGTTTGTATTTAATGTTTGTGTTCCGGCTGGTTTTGAAAAAATAATGTCAGCACCTGTTACTGTCCAAGTCATTACCGAACAAAGCGTCACATCGCCACAAAATGTTCCTTTACTTATACTGAAGGTAAACGCTGTAGTTCTTGTACTACAGTCAACTGTGCCAAGAATATAGCCTTCATCATACCTAATGATGTTTCCAGCGGTCAATCCTGTGTTTTCAATGATGGCAGTATCGTGAGCAAGTGGAAAGTTTGCCGCAGCGGGTGAACCCCCAGAGCTTGTTGCCCATGCTGTAGAAGACCAATTGCCGCCAGCCGCCAAATTCCAATACACTGTTTTTGCAGCGCCGAAGGTAATACTTGTGTTACCACCAGCATCGCCAAAGTTAGTTCCAGACCAAGGCGCAGAAGCACCCGCTGCCGTGATGTTTTGGAAATCAACATTGCTTGCCGCAGCAAGTGTAGCAACAGTAAGAGTTACAACAGTTGTCGGATTGTATTCAGTTGGTGTAAGCCCGTTGTAAATACCGGGCCGCACTATCATTCTACGAGTTATTGTAGAAGAAGTATTTAAAGTCAGTGTACCATTTATCGTTTGGCTACCACCAAAATAAATATACCGCGCCCCAGTGCCAGTTGGGGAAGAATACGTTAAATTGTTGAAAGTATTACTTGCTCCAATATAAGATGCGTTGGTGCCTGGATATACAGTTGTGGTTGTAAAAGATACATTATAAAAAGTTAAATTACTTGCAATAATGGATGCAATTGGTGCACTGCACGTAATTGTAGATGTTCCAGCATTAAAAGTTAAATTTGTTTCTGTAAACTGAATTACTTCGCCTGTTTGTGACAAAGTAACAGTGGAGCTTCCTAGAGAAATTGTTCTGGTATTTGTGTTTAATGAATTCAGCGCTGTAGCAGTGACAGCATAATTTCCGGTACTAAAGCTGCCGTTTGTAAACGTAATTCCAGAAGAAGACGTGCCGGTTAAGGCACCACCAAGAGTCCACTCCCCACCAACGCCGTTAAAAACAATAGCGCTTGGCCAAGAAATACCGTTTGTAGTAATTGTTTTACCAACGGCGGTGGCGGCAAATGTAATGGTACCCGTGCCACTAAACGCAAAATTGGTCGCAGGGTTGCTCCAGCTTCCATACACCGTTAGCGTTGATGTGCCCATTGCCAAGGTCATCGCGCCATCAAGACCCGATGCCGTAAAGTCTTGGCAAACTGCTGCGGATACTGTTACGGTAAACGAACCTGTGGTGACGTTGGAGTTAACATCAAATACAACGTCATCCGCTGAAGTAGGTGCAGACGCGCCACTGGCCCCGCCTGACGACGTAGACCAGTTTGTTGTGGATGAGGTGTTCCAGGTTCCAGATCCACCCACCCAATAGCGCGTTGCCATACCTTATTCCTCAACAGACTGTGGAGCCACCACGGCAACCCATGCATCAAACCGGGCCTGCTTCATCGCCTCAAGTTCCGCATCAGTCATGCCATGGTCGTCAGGCAATACGATGGCATCTCGGAAGACGCCGTGCTCAGATTCAAACTCAAAATCAATTTTCATGTTCAAGCCTGCACGGTTACAGAAATAACATCCCACCGAGTGGCGGCGGCGTTGTAAATACAACCCACATACAAAGTCTTTGACACGGTGGTTGCTGTTGGCAGCGTTACACCAATCGCGGTATAGGTTGCGTTCCAGGTCAGCGTCCTAGAAGTTCCGTTATCAAGGATACGGAAGATCAATTTGTTGCCGTCTACCGGAGTGCCAGTCGGAGCATTGATCGTCAAGTTTGCCGCCAACGCCGTGTAGGCGTACATGTCATACGAGGCAATGGTTGGCGTAAGTGATGAAGCCGACGCTGCACTGGAAACACGAGGATCAATACGTGTGCTACTAAGATTGGTCGAGGCCGTCAACGTGGTGAACGATCCTGCCGCCGGAGCAGTCCCGCCGATTGCTGGCGGACTTGCAAGATAAGTGCTGAAGCCGGTGCCGGAAACGGTGGACGAAGCGCTGAGCGTGGTAAACGCACCCGTGGAAGCCGTGGTTGCACCAATCGACATATTGTTGATCGTGCCCACACCTGTCGAGGTCAACGCCAGAGTCGGCGTGTTGCTTGCCGTCAACGTGATGAGGTTGGTGTATGCCGTTCCATCAACGTCATAGGCAGCAAGGTTCAGCGTGTTGGTTGCAGCTTTTGCGGACTTGAGCTGAGTACCCGTGACATACGATGCAGCCTGGGTGATCGTATCGGTGTCTGCGTCGCCAATAACCCAGTTGCCGTTACCCGTGACCGTTCCAGACGCGGTAATTGCCGCTACGGAGGTTGTGCCGGAAGTTGAGAACCCACCGGCAGTCAACGTGGTGCCATCAAAGGTCAAATTGGCGGAATCGGTCTGCAAGCCGCCTGTGGTGCTGTAAACAACACGACCAGTGGTCAACGTATTGTTTGTTATCGCAGTAAATTTGGCAGTGCTGGGGGTGGTAATACCCACCGACATGTTATTGATCGTGCCGACACCCGTTGAGGTCAAAGCCAAGGTCGGCGTATTGCCGGAAGTCAGCGTGACCAGATCCGTGTAAACGGTACCGTCTACGTCATACGCAGACAGATAGAGTGTGTTTGTGTCTGCCTTGGCTGCTTTGAGTCGCGTTCCGGTAACGTATGAAGCATTCTGGGTAATGGCATCAGTGTCTGCATCACCGAATGTCATGTTGCCGTTGGTGGTCAACGTCGTGAACGAACCCGCACCGGGAGTGGTGCCACCAATCGCCGGAGGACTTGCAAGGTAGGTGCTAAAGCCGGTACCGGAAACGGTAGACGACGCACTCAAAGTCGTAAAGTCGCCCGATGAGGCCGTGGTCGCCCCAATGGACATGTTGTTAATTGTGCCAACACCGGTAGATGTCAGTGCCAACGTCGGCGTGTTGCTCGCCGTAAGCGTGACCAAGTTGGTGTAAGACGTTCCGTCAACATCGTAGGCTGCAAGTGAAAGCGTATTTGTATTTGCTTTTGCAGACCTGAGCTGAGTGTTGTTGACGTATGAGGCGGCTTGAGTGATGGTGTCTGTATCCGCATCACCAAAGGTCATATTGCCCGTGGCAGACAGCGTGGTAAACGAACCTGCCGCTGGAGCCGTTCCACCAATTGCGGGCGGGCTGGCAAGATAGGTGCTGAAACCTGCGCCTGAAACAGTTGACGATGCGCTCAAGGTCGTGAATGAACCAGCCGCAGGAGCAGTTCCACCAATTGCTGGAGGGCTGGCCAAGTAATTACTAAAGCCGGTTCCAGAAACGGTAGATGAAGCGCTCAACGTGGTAAATGAGCCAGCAGCCGCAGCCGTACCACCGATGGCCGGAGGACTAGCAAGATAGGTGCTAAACCCTGTACCCGAAACCGTTGAAGAAGCACTCAGGGTGGTGAATGAACCCGCAGCGGCAGCAGTGCCACCGATAGCAGGCGGGCTGGCCAAGTAATCGCTAAAGCCTGTACCAGATACGGTAGAGGATGCGCTTAAGGTAGTGAAAGCACCAGCCGCAGCGGTAGTTGTACCAATTGCTGGAGGGCTTGCAAGGTAGGTGCTAAAGCCAGTCCCCGAAACGGTGGATGATGCACTGAGCGTTGTAAACGCGCCGGTCGTTGGAGTAGTGGCTCCAACCGTACCATTGATATTGATTGAAGCCGTGCCGGTCAGATTTGTAACCGTGCCAGAAGATGGTGTGCCAAGCGCACCACCGTTAACAACAAATGCTCCAGCAGCGCCCGTGTTTACTGCCAATGCAGTAGCTACACCTGTCCCCAACCCAGACACGCCCGTAGAAATAGGCAGACCCGTGGCGTTGGTCAACGTAGCCGCAGACGGGGTTCCAAGATTTGGCGTAGTAAGCGTTGGCGACGTTGCCAACACATTGTTGCCACTACCGGTGTTCGTGACCGATACCACATTCTTGCTAGCGTCCAGCGCCAACGCCGTGGAAGCAGTGAGATTAGAAAGGGTCGTGGTACCGGAAACCGTTACATCAGTAAACGTCGCAGAACCACCACTGCTGCTAACTTTGACAAAATCAGAGCCATTCCAGGTGACAACCGCCTTTTCATTGGCCGCAAGCGTTACACCCGTAGTTGGGCCAGCTCCACGAACTTTGACCGTATACGTCCCTGACGTATTGATAACAAGATATGACTTGCTGGCAGCGGGGGCGGTGATTGTGATGTTTGCCGTGTGCCCAGATGCAATAAGGATTGCATACTGTGAGGAAGTTGCGTCAAGCGATGCGCCGGTTGTTTTTACAAGCGTAGTGTCGGAAGCAACCGTCAGCGCCCCAGCAACGGACGTATCCAAATACTGGGTAATGTAGTTGTTGACCGTGTTGCCCCATTGCCCAGACAGTTCCCCCTGAACAGGAAGTGCCAAGCCAAGAAGCGAGGTGTATGCGGTGGTCATGGAATTACCTCAATCAAGTATTGATGACCGTCCATCCGGGGGTCTGTGTGTTGTTGACATTCTGCCAGTTAGCGGTCTGGCTGTCATCAATGGAATCCCACAAATAACGGCCAAGCACGGTGTCTGTAATGCTGGGTGTTTCGGACACACTGGAAACAAAAATAGCGTTTGTTCCAACAGCATCAGTGGCCGTCGCGGATTCACTGATGGTTGAGTCGTAAATGTTGAAGTAGAACGTCCAGCCGGTGTTGTTGCCAGCGTTAATGTTTGAACTTGTGGTGTAAGCCTGCCAAGTCGCTCCGCCCGTGGCGTTGGAATCCTGGATGGTCAAATAGCTAACCGTATTGGTTCCGCTTGCATCTGAGATGGTAGCCTGCGATCCAGCCGTTGTGGCCTGAAGATACTTCTGGTTGGTGCCTGAAGTAACAAAGCTGCCCACCGTGGACGTGGTGCCTGATTTTAATTGCAGGGTGCCGTTGGTTATAGACAGCGCCTGCGTAATTGTTAAAGCATCAGCACACGAAATGGTTGCACCAGAGGCATCAATATAGATGGGGCGATCTATGGTCACGCCGTTTGACGTGATGGTTTGCGTTCCAGACGTAGCGGCAAAAGTTGGCCCTGTTGATGTAGCCGTAGTAATCGTCATTCCAGATCCAAGGGTCAAATCACCATATATAAACCCAGGAAGATTAGACGAGCCTGTAAACCCAGAAAATGACAAGTTTTTAACTACACCTGTGGTGGATAACGTAATCGTATCTGTGCCAGCGCTAATGCTCATGTTCACGGCATTAGACGCAGTGCCCCCGGTAGAGCCATGTTGTATTGTGCGCGTGCCAGTGCTTCCAGAATAAGTAAAGTTGGTCGTTGGAATGCCGGTATAACTAAAGTTGGTTAGAGTTGCGCAACTCCAAACGGTAGTGTTATTACCAGAAACAGTAATTGAGTTTGATCCAAAAGCAATTGACCTTTGCACGCTTGCACTAGAACTAAATATGCCGCCGGTGATATTGTAACCATTGAGCTGTAATGCGCCGCCGCCAAGAGTTATCGTTGACGTTGCGGAAGCCAATAACGTTCCGGTCAGTTTAAATGTAGTTGCGGTGGTTGCGGAACTACCAAAAGTAATGTTGTTTGGGAATGAAATACCGTTAAAGTTAATGGTTTGCGTGCCGGATGTAGCTGCAAAAGTTAAGCTTCCTATTCCAGCAAAGCTAGTTGCCCCACCAATATCCCAGTTACCAAATATATTTGGGCTGTTTGCAAAACTAATTGAACCAGTAAACGACGAAGAAAATGTTACATTCTTATACGAGCCGCTAGTGGTGGCCAAAGAAATAATGTCAGAGCCACCAGTAATTTCAACACTAATTGCGTTTGCTTCTCCAGCGGCACCCATACTTATGCCTCTGCTTCCAACGCTCCCACTATAAGTGCATTGAACAAGTGGAGTTCCTGTAACGGTTAA